CGGCTAACATTTATTGGCGGCAATGGATAGCTAATCAATTAACGGTTTAGTTAAAAAATCAATGCAATCAATAGTTTATCGCGCTAAGATTGCCTTTCTTTTTATTTTGCGCGGATGAATAGAACACTTTTTGCGCGAAAATCAGGATAGTTAAGCAATTCAGACGGGTAGGCAGGGGCCACACCCCCGTTGGGTGTACGTATATACACAGAAATACACAGATTAGGAAAATTGAGTGTTAACCACAGAGGTAAGTGACCCCCAGATATATGCAAGTGTTGCAAAAATGTCACACTCATAACCCTATTTTTATCTGTATGTGTTGCAAAAATGTCACACACTAATGAAAAAAACTTACATGCACAGAAAAAAGGGGGTTGACAACTTGTGCAAAATCGGGTATAATTATACACATCAAATAAAGACACACTTAAGTGTACACTTAAATGCTTATACATTAATAATGATAATACACTTACAATGAACATTTAAGTGATATTACATTTTCTTTGCTAATACACTTTCACTGTACACTTAAATGCCTCCCTATAAGTAATAATACACGTACATATCCAAAAAAGTTCTTGACAATGGCTAAAAAATCCGTAAAACTATACACAGATAATGTTTTAGAAGCATTCTATGAAGCTATACGTACCAATTCACTGGACCGTTTACATATCCCGCACAGCGATGTCTTCTATGTACGTAAAGCTGTAGAGGCCCACTATGGCCGACCATTCACGCTGGAACACGTAGAGTGGGCCATGCGTATGGAAGGGTGGACCGATGGGTCTGAAGACAATTCTGATAATCTGTAGCCTATACAATCCCACAATGTGTACTTTCTTTGAGGACACACGTGAGATTGGTTATACTTTTAATGACTGCGAAAGACGAGCATATGAGATACTTGAGCAAATTGAAAACACTATACCGTTTCCATACACGGCGCAGTTTACGTGCAAGCCGTTACAAGGCACTTGAGCGTTACAAAAAATATAACTATTACATCTAGGGGTAAAGCAGATGGCAGTGCCAGAGCGTGTAAAGAATAAGATGAAAGAGGAGGGGCTTGCAGGTGTAAACAAACCCAAGCGCACTCCGAAGCATCCTACAAAGTCACATTGCGTTATGGCAAAAGAAGGTGACACATATAAGTTCATTCGTTTTGGACAGCAAGGTGTCAAGGGTGCTGGAAAGTCCCCGAAGACAGCTAAAGATAAAGCACGTAAGCGGAGTTACTATGCCCGTCACGATGCGCAAGGTAAACCGACCAGCAAGCTAAGTGCAAAATACTGGTCACATAAAGTTAAATGGTAAAGGACTAGGAACATGGCTGCACCTGTATTTTTTGTACCTCTTGCCCTTGCAGGGGGTAAAGTATTTTTTAAGTTTGCCACAAAGAAGGCAGCACAGGCATTTAAAGGGCGGTTCGCTAAAGCTGGTAGTGTTACAACACGTACTCCCCCTAAAAATGCTACTGTAACGACCACAGGCTCTAGCAAGGGCAGGTCTATTGTTCAGGACATGACACGTCCTACGACAGCACCTTCTGTGAGGGCAAGGAATCCAAATCTTCCTGCTTCAAAGGCAAAAAGTGGTGGTAAAGCTGCCGCTGCTACGGCCACAGCTACAGGTGTAGGTGCAGTAACAGCATCTAAGTCCACAGGTAAATCTGCAGATAAGCCGAAGCAAAATGCCCGGTCAACATCTCAAGGTGGGCGGTCACGTGCCGATGTAGTGGCGCAGCAGCAAAGGCGTTTGGCAGAAAAGTCAGCAGCCCAAGGCGGTGGTTCCGTATTGTCCAAACGGGCAAAGAAAGCTGCACCTTCATCTACGAATGCAGTTTCTAAGATTTCATCCCCGGATGCAGCAGCAAAACGTAAGTCTCTTTTGAGTGGTTCAGCATCAAAGGCAAAGAAAAAGACAGTAGCTACACCTACTCCTCGTCCAGAGCGTAAGTCACCTGTAGCCACTCCTAAAGCACGGCCAAAGCTGTATCGCACAATCAATCCTACCACGGGTAAGGTTCTTGATAAGATGGTAACTGCTTCTGAGCATCTTGCAAATCTGGATAAGTTTAAGGCAAGGCAGAAGGCACTGAAAACCGTGAAAGCTAACATTGAAGCTGCTAGCAAAAAGAAAGGTAAAAAATAATGGCCGATATGAGTAAACAGTCAGATGCACAGCTTCGTGCATTGATGGCAAAAGATAGCGGTGCAGATGCAAAGACCGTCCGTGCTGCTTATAGTGAACTTGAGAAGCGTGGTCAGAAACCTGCATTTGCAGTAACACTTGTATTGGGCGGTCGTCCGTTGGAGCATCCCAAAGCACCTCCACCGCGTCCAAAGCGTAAAAAGATGGCTAAAGGTGGTTATGCTAACTGTGGCGCATCTATGAAGCCTACACAAAAATCTACACAGTCTATGGGGAAATAAAATGGCAGATAAAACATCAAAAATGGCTACGCCAAAACCCAGACCTAAAAATCGTAAGACCGCACAAGCTGCGGCGGATTTGGCTAAAGTAGGACGAGTGGTTGCAAAGTCTCTGAACCTTGCACCTGCAGCTGTGGTAAGCATGTTTGAACAAAATCCTCGTGCTATTGCCGCTGCCCTTAAAAGTTTGGGCAAAGAAAAACCTAAAATGGCACGTGGTGGTGCAGCACTGAAAAACGTGCCAGCGGATAACAAAGGCTTGAAGAAGCTACCTACTCCTGTGCGCAATAAAATGGGCTACATGAAAAAAGGCGGCATGGCCAAAAAGAAAAAGTAATGGCACGTAGAAATTACCGCAAAGAGTATGACAATTATCACGGCAAGCCAGAGCAAATCAAACGCCGTGACAGTCGTAATGCGGCCAGACGCAAGTTGACAAAGGCAGGTAAGGTCAAAAAAGGTGATGGCAAGGATGTTGCTCACCGTAACGGCAATCCTAAAGATAATCGTAGTGCGAATTTGAAAGTGGTCAGTAGGCGTAGGAATAGGTCATACCCTCGCACTAAGACAGCAGGTAAACGGAATCCACGTGCATAGCATTGAAGCTGATATTCGCAAATGGTCACACGATTTCTTGGAAGTGCCAAATGCGAAGTTAAATGGTCTGCCCCCGTGTCCCTATGCAAAGCAAGCGTGGATTGACAATAAAGTAAAGTTCAGTGTGAACACGGGGGTGACTGAACTACTGAAAGAAGTTGCAGAGTTTGAGTCCCACGAATATGATATAGTGGTGTGGGCATCCGAACTACTCCCTGATATGCAATACTTGGATGGCTTCTGTGACGGTGTAAACGAAGCCATGTCAATAGCTGGGCATGATATGCACTTGATGGTGTTTCATCCAGACTATGACGCAGAGGATGCGGGGCTAGACTTTCTTGTAGAGGATGGTGTCAGTGACCCTGATTTAGAATACTGCATGGTTTTTGTGCAGAAACTGTCGCTTCTTGATGATGCGGCATTGAGTCTGGAAAAGAGTGGATACTACCGTAGTTTTCCAGAAGATGTGTATAACAGTCTTGTATTAGACAGACGGAGATTAAGAAATGGTAGCTAAGAAAAAAATGCGCGGCGGTGGCATGGCAAAAGTTGCCGCAAAGAAAAAGATGATGCGTGGCGGTGTTGCCAAGAAGCGTATGCGCGGTGGTGGCATGGTAAAGGCTGCAGCTAAAAAGAAGATGAGAAAGTAAACATGTCATGGCGCGACAAGGTATCGGTTCAGTTTCTCGTGAATTTAAAAAGCGGATTCGCAGACCGGGTAGGCATAAAAAGAATATCAATAAGCGTAACAAACCTAAAACCTATTTTGGTTAGATATTTAGGTTGGGGTTTGCTCTACATGGGCAAGCCCTTCACAGCTATTGGCAACTGGTTCTGGAAGAAGCACCGTGATGTACTGGATTGGGGTAACAAGTAATGGTACAGCCTATATCCTTTGATACCGCAACCGAAAGTATCTCCGTGACTGCTACAGCAGGTGGTGCAAGCAGTAATGTTGTCTACACTGTGCCGAACAACCACGACGCTACTGTGGAGTTTCTGCACATTAGTAATGGCGCAGCTTCTACAGACAACGTATCAATCCAGTGGTACCACAAAGAAGACGATGCGTACTACACCATTTTGAATGACAAGGCTATTGCTGGTAATGATGTGTACAATATGATTACATCCGACAGACTGCACCTACACGCTGGCGATAAGATTACAGCATTTAATGGTGGCGGCAGTAGTCTGGGCGTCACCATATCTGTCAAAGAATACTTTAACCCGGCCCGCAGATTATAGGAGAATAGGAGAGATGCCCCTCACACCTAAAGGACAAAAGATTAAATCCGCTATGACCAAGAAGTATGGGGAGAAAAAAGGTGAAGACATCTTCTACGCATCAGCCAACAAAGGAACAATCAAAGGCGTGGCGAAAAAACAAAAACTCAAGGCGGGTGGGTCAGTTGGAAAAGCTGGCAGCAAGGCGAAGTCTAAAACGAAGAGCAAAAGTAGAGTTAATGAAGCTGGCAACTACACTAAGCCAGCACTGAGAAAAAGATTATTTGAAAAGATTAAGGCTGGCAGCAAAGGTGGTAAGCCCGGTCAGTGGTCAGCACGTAAGGCACAGATGCTGGCACGAGAATACAAAGCTGCAGGTGGCGGCTACAAATGATATTGGACATTGAAAATATTACAAAGGGAATAGGTGTTGTTACCGCTACCCTTGCTTTAATAGGCGGTGGTTATACATTGTATGACAAGCTAGGCATTGAAGACCCCATTCTTAAATGGTCCCCGGAACATTTTGAGATTTCAAATGGCCCAGCAAACGGTGAGTTTACTGTAGTAGTAGCCCGTGAAAAATTACGTGACGATTGTTCTGTAGAAGGATTTAAGTTAGAGATACGTGACTCCAATTATATTGTTCATCCTGCTGTGCCTAGCATTGCAAAGTTCAGCGGTCCTGCTAATGACAAGGTGGATAAGTTTGGATACAAGGTTAAGCTAGAAGGACACCATGCAGATAAAGTAGCTAAAGGAAAAGCAACACTGTTAGCACACATAGAGTATCTTTGTCCTGAAGGTCCAGTCTTAGTAAATTATCCAGACCACGAAAATCTTACTTTTATAATTGAGTAAATGGAACATGTCTTTTTGCTTCTCGTATATCTTGGTGCAGGAGATGGCAGAAACTTAATAAGCAATGATATGTACTTTCGGTCCATTACTGACTGTAATTTTTTTGCTTCGGAGTTAGCTAAACGATACGGAAACTATAGATACTATTCATACATAGACCCAAAAGATAGGGTCACTGCTTACTGTATACCTAAACTCATAGACCCCAACAGCGTAAAGGTATATTAAAATGGACCCCATGAGTGCAATGGCTGCCGCTTCTGCGGCCTTTGGCGCATTGAAAAAGGGCTTTCAAGTAGGCCGCGACATTGAATCTATGGTAAGTGACCTGTCAAGATGGATGGGTGCGCTATCAGATATAGAGCAAGCGGAAAAAGAAGCAAAGAATCCGCCCATCTTCAAGAAGCTATTTGCTGGCAAATCAGTTGAGCAAGAAGCACTTGAGATTGTAATGAATAAACGTAAGCTGCAAGAGCAGCGTGACCAGTTACGCCAGCTTATTCAGTATACCTGTAAATCAGGAACGTGGGAAGAACTTATCCGAATGGAAGGTAAGATTCGCACGGAAAGACAAGAGACTCTTTACAAACAAAGAGAAAAACGTAAAAAGTTTCTTGAGTGGATTGCCATTATAGGTGCTATACTTGTTGCGGCTGCGGTGCTTATCGGTATTCTTTGGTTACTTGTGAATGGATAAAACATATGGCACTTCGCTCACCACAAAAAAGTCTTAAAGCATGGACAAAACAAAAGTGGCGCACCAAATCAGGTAAGCCCTCTGCACAGACAGGTGAAAGGTATTTGCCTGAAAAAGCAATAAAGTCCTTGACAAGCGCAGAGTATTCTGCTACAACTAAAGCAAAGAGAGAGGGAACACGTGCAGGAAAACAATTCGTACGACAGCCTAAATCTATTGCAAAAAAGACTGCACGATTTCGCAGAGGCACATAATATTAAGTTGCTTCGGGAAACATTTCCTAGTTGGGAAGACCGACTGGAAATTATTAAATCTGAAATAGAGATACAATATGTTAAACATGCTAATCGGTCCGATAGCTGATTTAGCCGGAACATGGTTAAATGGCAAGGTAGAAGAAAAGAAAGCAGAGTCTGCCACAAAGGTTGCTAAAGCAAAAGCTGAAGCAGTCATTATGGAAAAGAAAGCTACTGGTGAGATTGATTGGGATTTGGAAATGGCCAAAGGGTCTGCCAATTCGTGGAAAGACGAATGGCTTACCATTTTGTTCAGCATCCCACTTATCCTTGCCTTCATACCGGGGATGGAGAATGTTGTTCAAAACGGATTTGCCCAACTGGAAAAAATGCCTGAGTGGTATCAGTATAGTCTTGGTGTTATTGTGGCTGCTTCTTTTGGTGTTCGTAGTGCCACAAAGTTCTTTGGTAAAAAATAATGGCGGCAGAGAAAATCCTAGAGTGGAAGTTACTTCCTAGATTTATGATGCTTGTGATGACACTTATGAGTTGGCGTGTCGTAGAATGGTTTATGTCTTTGCCTGAACCTAGTGCAGCACAAGCAGGTTTAGTGTCTGTTGTTACTGGCGCAATGACAGGTGCATTTGCAGTGTGGATGAACCATGAAGGTAAACATCCGGGTCAGTCTAATCATAGGATTACGGAGTCACGCAAATGAAGTATGACAGACGCAACTTAATCACAAAGCTGATTAACCATGAGGGTATGGTTCTGAATGTGTATCAGGACTCTCTTGGGATTGATACAATCGGCATTGGTCGGAACCTAGAAGACCGGGGCATTACAGATGAGGAACTTGCTTATCTAGACTTCCCAAGCATAGATGCAGTTTATGAGCATGGGGTTACAGAAGCGGATGCCCGGTATCTTGCAGAGAATGACGTGCAGATAGTTGAAGATGAACTGTTACGTGCGCACCCTTGCGTAGACAGACTAGACTCTGTACGTCAACTTATCTTGGTGGATATGGCGTTTAACATGGGTGTGCCTCGTTTATGTAAGTTTCAAAAAATGTGGAACGCTATTCACGAAGAAGATTTCCCAAATGCAGCAAAAGAAATGCTTGACAGCAGGTGGGCAGTTCAGGTAAAATCACGTGCAGTAAAGTTGGCAAATGCTATGCACAATGGAGAGTTTTAATGGCAAGGCAGTTGACAGAGAAACAGCAAAGGTTTCTTGATGTATTGTTTGATGAAGCAGGTGGCGATATGACCACAGCAAAAAAGCTGGCTGGCTATGCTGACACCTCTAATATCAATGACATTGTAAAAGGCATTAAAGAGGAAGTTCTGGATGCCACACAAATGTATATGGCACGTAATGCACCCAAAGCTGCTATGGCTATGACTGGTGCATTGTATGACCCAACTGAATTGGGTATTCGTGACAAGATGTCTGCCGCCAAAGAACTGCTTGACCGTGTAGGTCTGGTAAAGACAGAGAAGATGCAGGTGGAAGCAAGTGGTGGTGTGATGTTGATGCCACCTAAAGCTATTGTAGAGGATGATGACTGATGGCAAACAAATTATTTAGAGGCTCTCTCAAGCCACGTACAAAAGGCACTAAAGATAATCCATTAACAGATTATGAAAAACAACTAATTAAAAAGAAGCAAGAAGCCAAACAAAAAACCGAAAAGGCGACTTTTTCAGTTAAAGCTGGAGAACTTGCAGAAAAAAGCAGCACATTAAGTGACATAGCAAACACTTTAGGAATAACTTTAAAATCTTTAAAAAAAGAAAATCCTCAAATTAAAGATTTAAATGACATTAAAAAAAGCCAGAGTATTAATGTGCCGCTAAGAAGGCAAACTTTTTTTGAGAAAAATATTGCTGGTAAAAAAACAAAACCCTCAACTCGTAAAGTTACAACATCCAAGGGTGTAGAAGATTTAGCTGTAAAAAAAGGTTCTGAAGGTAGAGTTTATGAAGGCATGACAAAAAAAGAAATGAAAGCTATTTCTCTTGACTATCGCAAAGGTGGCATGGTTCTTTCAAGCGTAGACAGACGTAAAAAGAACTAAGAGGACAATTAATGTCTAGCTTTATAAATTGGAATGCCCCTATTAAAGAGGGCAGAAAAAATGACAAGTGTCCAAAGTGTTTTTCGGGCGGCATGAAAAGAAAAGGTAAAAACAGAAGAATTTGTGTTGAGTGTGATTCGTTGTTTATAAATCCTAAAAGTGTAAAAGATGAGCAGAAGCGTAGGTAAGTGGAAACTTCCACAGCCGACAGATATTAAAGAAGAAAACGAATGGGTGCAGATACCTCGCATTGCAAGGACTGTGCCTTTCGGATATAAGCAAAGCGAACAAGACCCCGACATTCTTGACCCCATTAAGATTGAACTAGACCTGCTAGAAAAAGCAAAAAAGTATGTAAATCAATATTCCTATCGTGAAGTAGCAAACTGGTTAAGTGCAAACAGCGGTAGATATATTTCTCATGTGGGATTAAGGAAACGGTTAAGTAATGAGCGACAGCGTAAGAACCAAGCTAGAAGCCTCCGCAAGTGGGCAGAATATGCGCAAACGGCAATCGCCAAAGCGCAGGAAATTGAAGCCAAAAGAACCGGCGCAAGCAAAGCCAACGGTTGAGGTACGTGAGTCTGTTTCATACGAAACATCCTCTATTGAAGAACATGCAAATGTTCTGTTTAAACCTAACCCCGGACCTCAAACAGAGTTTCTCGCAGCAAGCGAAAGAGAGGTTCTTTATGGTGGTAGTGCTGGTGGTGGTAAGTCTTATGCTATGCTTGCAGACCCACTCCGTTATATGGGCCATCCGCAATTTAGCGGCCTCCTATTGCGACACACAACTGAAGAGTTGCGAGAACTGATATTTAAGTCGCAGGAGTTGTACCCTAAAATCTGGCCCGGTATTAAGTGGTCAGAGAGAAAGATGCAGTGGACCGCGCCATCTGGCGCAAGGTTGTGGATGTCTTATCTTGACCGCGATGAAGATGTCTTGCGTTATCAGGGTCTAGCGTTTAGCTGGATAGGCTTTGACGAACTGACACAATGGGCCACACCATATGCATGGAACTACATGCGAAGCCGTCTACGGTCCACTGCACCCGACCTGCCTATCTTTATGAGGGCAACTACAAACCCCGGTGGGCGAGGGCATCATTGGGTTAAGAAAATGTTTATTGACCCCGCACCGTATAATAGGTCTTTTGATGCAACCGATATTGAAACAGGAGAAGTCCTCAAATACCCAGCGGGACACGCAAAAGCAGGAAAGTCGCTGTTTAAGCGTAAGTTTATTCCGGCAAGACTTTCCGACAATCCATACCTTGCTGAAGCTGGAGACTATGAAGCAATGCTTCTTTCACTTCCAGAGCAACAGAGAAGGCAGCTTCTTGAAGGGGATTGGGATATTAAAGAAGGTGCGGCCTTTACAGAGTTTGACCGCAATATTCACGTTGTTGAGCCTTTCCGTATTCCTAACAATTGGGTTAAGTTTCGCGCTGCTGACTATGGGTATGGGTCTTTTTCTGGTGTGCTGTGGTTTGCTGTATCGCCATCTGAACAGCTTATTGTCTACAGGGAACTTTATGTTTCAAAGGTACTTGCTACAGATTTGGCAGATATGATTTTGGATTTGGAAGCAGAAGATGGAAATATTAAGTATGGTGTTTTGGACAGTTCTCTTTGGCACAAGCGTGGTGACACTGGTCCTTCTCTTGCAGAGCAGATGATAATGAAAGGCTGTCGGTGGAGACCATCAGACAGAAGTAGGGGTAGCCGCGTATCTGGTAAGAATGAAATACACAGACGTTTGCAGATAGATGAATACACAGAGGAGCCTAGACTTGTCTTCTTTAATAATTGCACGAATATTATATCCCAGTTACCAGCCCTCCCGATTGATAAAAAGAATCCAGAAGATATTGACACACATTCAGAAGACCACTTGTATGATGCGTTAAGATATGGTATAATGTCACGACCACGCTTTAGTATTTTTGATTATGACTCACGTGGAAGACCTTCTGTAGGTATGCAAGTTGCGGATTCAACCTTTGGATATTAAGGATTAAAACATGGAAGAAGATGAGATCATCGTTGAGACAGATGCAATTTCGCTAGAGGATAGTGAAGATAGCACTGTTACTGATGTAAATATGTCTCCACTTATTGGTTTTGTTCAGGCCAACTATAATCGTGCGGAAGACTATCGGTATCAAGACGAAGAACGCTGGCTGAAAGCATACCGTAATTATCGGGGTTTGTATGGGCCGGATGTTCAATTTACCGAAGCAGAAAAATCTCGCGTCTTTATTAAAGTAACTAAGACAAAGACACTGGCTGCGTATGGGCAGATTGTAGATGTTCTTTTTGCAAATGGTCGCTTTCCTCTTTCTATTGAACCGACAGAACTTCCAGAGGGAGTAGTTGCTGACGTTAACTTTGATCCGCAAAAGCCAGAACAGCTGAGAGGGGAAACTTCTCTTTCATCTCCTTATGGTTTTCGTGGCGATGGACAAGACTTACCAGCGGGTGCAACAGCAAAAACTTTAGAGGGTCGCCTTGGTCCTCTAGCAAATAAACTTGCTGATGTTGAAGGACTTGAAGAAGGTCCGGGCAAAACGCCAACCGCAATTACATTTAGCCCAGCAATGGTTGCGGCAAAGGCCATGGAAAAGAAAGTCCATGACCAATTAGAAGAATCTGGTGCCAGCAAACATTTGCGTAGCACTGCTTTTGAAA